TGGGACCTGTCGACACCGCCCGAGGAGTCCCGGCGCTTCTACCTGAACCAGATCGTGGCCGCCGCTGACTCCTGGGTGGCACCGCACGAGTGGGACGCCAACGCGAACCCCGAGCTGGTCACCCTGAAGCCTGGCGACACCATCACACTCGGCTTCGATGGCGGACGCACGGACGACTCCACGGCCCTCGTGGCCATGCGCGTCTCCGATGGTGCTCCGTTCCTCCTGGGACTCTGGGAGAAGCCCGAGGGTCCGGCAGGCCAGGGCTGGGAAGTGAACAAGTACCAGGTCCGAGGCATGGTGGACCACGCCTTCTCCCTCTACGACGTGGTGGCGTTCTTCGCGGATGTCGCGGAGTGGGAGACCGACGTGGACTACTGGCGCGACGAGTACGGTGAGAGCCTCCTCGTCAAGGCCACCACGAAGCACTCGGTCGCCTGGGATATGAGGACGAAGCAAGCTGACACGGTCCGAACCGTGGAGGCGCTCCATCGAGCCATCATGGAGAAGGAGGTCCCCCACGATGGGGACCCCAAGCTCCGTCGCCACGTCGTCAACGCTCGACGCCGACCCAACCGCTGGGGCGTCACGTTCGGGAAGGAGACCCGCGAGTCTCCCCTGAAGGTGGACGCCCTGGCCGCCCTCATGCTCGCCCGGATGGCACGCACCCGCGTCCTCGGGGATCGAGTCCTAGACAAGCGACGAGGCCGAACCGGGACGCTCGTTGGCTTCTGACTCTCTCGCGCACCCTCGCGCACGCTCACAACCGTAGGAGGCCATCGTGCCCGTCACGCCCGCTGAACCCGACGCCCCGGCCCTGGAGGCCCTGGCGCGGGAACTCATCGACACTCACACCAACGACCTGGAGCCCGATGAACGCCTCGGGAAGGTCTCGCGCTACCTGGACGGGGACCAGGACCCGCCCTACACCCCGAAGGGTGCCAATCGTGAGTTCCGCTCCATCGCGGAGAAGTCCATCACGAACTGGTTGCCGCTCATCTCGGACACCTTCTCCAAGGGCCTGTTCGTGGACGGGTATCGCCACGCTGGTAGCGCTGACAACGCCAAGGCGTGGAGCTACTGGCAGGCTAATGGCCTGGACGCTCGTCAGACCGTTGTCCACCGTGGCGCGCTGGAGTACGGCACCTCGTACGTCCTGGTGCTCCCCTCCGAGGGGAAGAACCCGGAGTACCCCACCATCCGTCCCATCTCCCCGCTGAAGGCCACCGCCTTCTACCAGGACGATGACGACGAGTGGCCCGAGCACGCGCTCATCATGCGTGGTGAGACCCGCGAAGGGACCCGCCTCTTCGAGGTGCTGGATGACACCTACATCCACTACTTCAGCGTCGAGAAGGACCACGACGAGCCCGCGCTCACCTCCTCGGTGGAGCACGGCATGGGTGTATGTCCCATCGTCCGCTTCCGGAACCGTCTCGACGGTGAAGCCAAGGGCATCATCCGGCCCCTGTTCCGTCTCCAGGATCGCATCAACGAGGCCGTCTTCACGCTCCTGGTGGCGCTCCAGTACGCCTCGTTCCGACAGAGGTGGGCCACGGGGCTCGCCATTCCTGTGGATGACCAGGAGACGATCCCGGACCCGGCCAACCCAGGCGCAACCATCCCGAACCCCAACCTCGGGAAGCCGCTGGAGTCGTTCAACGCCGCCGTGAACCGGCTCTGGGTCTCGGACTCCCCGGAGGCCAAGTTCGGGGACTTCTCCCAGACCGAGGTCACCGGCCACCTCTCCGCGTACGGCTCCGCCGTCAAGACCCTGGCCGCCCTGGCCCAGACCCCGCCCCACGTCCTCCTGGGCGACCTCGTCAACCTCTCCGCCGATGCCCTGGCCGCCGCCGAGGCATCCACCCAGCGGAAGACCGAGGAGTACGAGACCATCTTCGGTGAGGCATGGGAACAGGTCTTCCGGCTCGCCGCGTACGCCCAGGGCGACGCTGAAGCCTTCGAGGACACTGGTGCCCAGGTTCGTTGGCGCGACACCGAGGCCCGCTCGCTGGCCGCGACGGTGGATGCTCTCGGCAAGATGGCCCAGATGCTCCACGTTCCGTTCGAGGCTCTCTGGGAGCGCATCCCCGGCGTCACGGACACCGATGTCCAGACGTGGCGGGAGATGGCGAAGGACACGGATGGTATCCGTGCTCTGGCCGATGCTCTGGCCGCCGCTGGGCAGGCCAACACGGAGGACGAGGCTCTCGGTACCGAGGCCCCGCCTCCAGCCGCCGCACCGCTTCCCCCGACCGCGTAGGAGCTGACTCATGGTAGCCACCAAGGAGGGCCTGGCGCTCACGAAGGCGTTCGAGCTGACCCAGGCCGACATCACCGCCCAGGCCCTCCGAGGTGTCTCCACCGCGTTCGAGGCCACCCTGGACCCGAGGAACCTGAACCGGACCTTCCCGGTCTACTCCCAGGTATCCATGGCGCTCATCGACCAGGCACGCCTCCAGTCCGTACGTGCGGCCGAGGACTACTACCCGGCGCTACGTCGAGTGGAAGGTACCGACGCCCCCATGCCTCGCGTGGGCAGGATCGCTCCCATGCCTCGGGAACAAGCCCAGGTGTCGCTCCTCGTGAACGGCCCGGTGACGATCAAGCGTCATGGCGAGGACTACGTCTGGGCCTCCGACCAGGCCCCCGCGAGGACCACGCCTCCGAAGCCNATGAAGGACGCCCAGGTCATCTCACTCAACAAGACGCTCGGAGCCGTGACTCGTCACGTCAACGATGCAGGCCGAGGGCAGGTACGCCACCTGGTACGTGGTGACCCTGCCGCTGGAGGATGGACTCGTGTATCGGGCGGGAGCCCGTGCTACTTCTGTGCCATGCTCATCGGCCGTGGTCCGGTCTACAAGGAGGATACGTCCAAGTTCCTCTCTCACGACCACTGTAACTGCTACGCCGTCCCGTTCTTCGGGGAGTCCGGCTGGACGCGCCAGGCCAAGGACTACAACGAACTCTGGCGCGAAGAAGCGCACGGGAAGTCCGGGAACGAGGCCATCAACGCCTTCCGGAAGGCCCACGCCGTCAAGTACCCCCCGGTCACCCCGAACGAGGTGGCCCAGGTCATCGCTAGGACCACCCTGGCAGCCTGACCGGCGAACATCCAGGCCCATGTTACCTTCGAGAACCTTGTAGTTCTATCCCCGTTCCGGACAGTGTTCCGGGACGCCAACATCCCAGGAGGATGCCAGTATGACCGCACCCGACGAACAGACCCCCAAGCCGGACGCCGAGGAGACCCCCAAGGGCTCCGAGACGCCCCCGGCATCGTCCGAGGGTGCGCCCTCCGAGACCCCGAAGTCCGACGACGCCCCGGCTCCCAAGGCCGAGGAGACCCCCGCCCCGAAGAAGGAAGACCCCCCCGCTCCCGAGTGGGATGGACCCTACGATGAGGAGCGCGCGAAGCGCCTGGTCGCCAACCTCCGCAAGGAGCGCGACGACATCAAGGCCGAGCGTGATGGGTACAAGACCGTGGCCGAGCGCGTTCAGTCTCTCGAAGAGGCCGCCGCGAAGGCCCAGCGTGACCTCACGCTGTCCAACGTCGTCAACGAGTACGGTGTCCCGGACGAGCTAGTCTCGTTCCTGACCGGCAAGGACGAGGAGGAGCTGAAGGCCCAGGCGGCCGTCCTCGCTACCCACGTCAAGCCCTCCCAAGACGGCCTACGCCGTCGCCCCGCACCCGCCATGCGCCCCGGCCACGGCGGACCGGCCCCAGAGCCGGACTTCGATCCTGCGGCGCTTGCTCGGCAAGTCCGAGACGCCTACTGACCCCTCGCGTGAGATGACGACCGTCACCGCGCACCCCAACCTCCTGAAGGAGAACCCGCATGGTTTCCCCCCATACCTTCGTGGACCCGAACAAGGTTGTGCGTACCGCCATCGAACTGGTGCGCGCTGACCTCGTCCACACCGCAACCGTCAACCGCGACTTCCAGGCCGAGTTCGGTGGTGGCAAGGGCGCGACCGTGGACGTGAAGATTCCCGCCGTCCTCGGCCCCGCGCGTGAGCGCAGCCTCCACTCCACCGAGGCCATCGTCATGGACAACCTGGAGGAAGACACCCTCCCGGTGACCATCGACACCCACGTCTACTCGGCCGTTCGTCTGTCCGATGGCGACCTCACCCTGAACATCCACGACTTCGCGGGCCAGGTCCTCCGGCCCCAGACCGTCTCCGTCGTGGAGAACCTGGAGAACCGCACCGTCGCCCTCCTGGAGTCGGCCCCCGCCGCCACCGGGATCGACGCCTACGACCCGGCCAACCCGGTCCGGACCTTCACCCAGGTCCGCAAGCAGCTCCGTGACCTCGGCCTCCCGGTGGAGGGTATGTTCGCCGCCGTGGGTACCAAGGCGTACGCCGACCTCCTGGAAGCGAAGGCCATCACCGACGCCTCCCAGAGCGACTCGGACAACGCGCTCCGGAACGCCATCGCTGGTCGCGTGCGCGGCTTCGCCACCTACGAGTCGAACCGCCTGGACGAGAACGCCATCGTCTTCTACAACCGGAACTCCTTCACGGTGGCCATCCGGGCCCCGCGTGTTCCGGACGGTGTCTCGTTCGGTCGCTCGATGGGTGAGAACGGCTTCGCCCTCCGCTGGATTCAGGACTACGACGCCAGCATCCTCCACGACCGCTCGGTGGTCTCCACCTTCGTCGGTGGCCGCTCGATGCCCGTGAAGCTCCTGAACAAGAACGGCACCACGTCGCAGGTTGTCCCGGCCGTCAAGGTCGACGCCAGCGACCCGGCGTAACCCAACCCCACCCCCTAGCGGCCCTCACCCATCAACGGTGGGGGCCGCTTCGGCCATGAAGGAGGCGTGACCATGGCACTAGCAACCGTCTCCGCCATGGAGACACGGCTCGGTGAGGCCCTCGGATCGCTCGACGGCCACGACCTCGTCCGCGCACAAGAAGCGCTGGAGGATGTCTCCGCCCTCGTACTCCAGGAAGCACGCCGCGAGGCGCTCGTAGACTGGGACGAGGTCACGGTACCCGCACCCGTGCGCGTGGTCGTCATCCAGGCCGCACTACGGGTCTACCGGAACCCAGACGGGTACACCGGGGAGACCGTCGGAAGCTACTCCATCCAGTACGGACAGGCTCACGGTTCCGTGGACCTGTACCTCTCGGACCACGAGAAGGACATCATCCACTCCGCCGCCGTAGGAAGTGGTCCTCGGAACTTCACCGGAACCGTACGGACCCCGAGCGCATACACCGCTCCGGATGACAACATCACCGGACCAGTCTGGGGGTTGTAATGCGATACCCCGACGAGCTGACCCTCCGCCGTGCAACCGGCGAGGACGCGTACGGCAACCCCGCCTCATCCTGGGACGAACCCACCCTCATCCCCACGCGGGCCTTCATCACTGGAGGCCAGGCGTATCTCCCCGCTGACACCGACATCCAGCACGGCGACCGCTTCACGTTCCGTGGCCGCGTCTGGGAAGTCGATGGACGCCCCAACCTCCTCCGCTCTCCCTCGCGTGACGTGCTCATCATCGCCACGCTGAAGCGGATCGCTGACGCGAAGGGTACGCCTATCCCTGACGCGGAACCTGAAGGAGGTGTCTCATGAACCCGAACAGAGTACGGCTAGACAGTAAGGGTATCAGTGAGATACTGAACTCCGGGGCCGTGGCCAGCATCACGAAGGGAATGGCCGACCAGGTGGCCGCGTCCGCGCGTGCCTCTGACAGCGTCCAGCGCCACGCCATGGAAGTGGTGGTTGACCAATACACCACCAAGGGCATGAGGTCCGACCGGACCGCTGCCTCCGTGACTCTGAAGCACGTCCTCGGTAAGCCCAGTGAGGGCAAGTACGGCATCCTCACGAGTTCCGCTGGGGGCCTCGGGCTAGAAGTAACGAGGCGAACATGAGCCTCTACATCTTCCCAGACGCCACCTCGGCAACCATTGAAGTTCTACGTCAACGGGTACCGGCAGAGGTGCTCGGCGTGACGTTCGGAACTCTGGACCCGGCTACCCAAGCTACGGGTGGCCCACCTCTCCCCTACGTCCGCGTGCGCCTGGACACCGCGTATGGAAGCCGTACCCCGGCCACCCATACGAGTGCCATGCGCCTGAACGTCTACGACCACTCCGAGGAGGAGACCCTTCACCTCGGGCACATCTGCCTCGCCGTCCTCCGGGCCTATCCCGGTGGCGAGAAGGTACGGCACTTCCGGTACCTGACCGGGCCCGTATCGACGGTTGACCCTGACACCGGGGCACCGATGACCTACCTCACCCTCGGAGCACGGCTCCGTCCGACCATACTGGAGTAGTCCCCATGCCTGGAGACCCCACCAAGGCCGCGTTGTGGCAGAACGCGGACGTTTACATCGCACCCATCGGGACCGCCGCTCCCTCTGACGTTTCGAGTTCCTGGGCTGCCGCCTGGGACGCCGTAGGTCTGCTCGATGGAGCTGAAGGCTTCGTAGAGTCCCGCGACGAGGACACCTCCGAGCACTTCGCTTGGGGTGGCGTCCTGGTCAAGAAGACCAAGAGCAAGCACCAGCGGACGATCCAGTTCGTGGCGCTCGAAGACAACGAGACCGTCTTCAAGCTCGTCAACCCCGGCTCCGAGCGGACCGAGAGCGCTGGCCTGACCACCTCGGTCATCAAGGTCCCGCGCTACTCGGACTTCGCCATCGGCTTCGAGACTCGGGACGGTGACAAGGTGCTCCGGCGCGTTGTTGCTCGCGCCCAGGTCGAGGAAGTTGGCGACGTGAAGATGGGCGAGGAAGACCTCACCGTCTACGAGGTCACCGTCATCCTCTTCCCCGCTGGCGACGGCACGCTCTACACCGACCTCTCCGGGACCATCGTCCCCGAGTAGTCTCGGCACCATCGAACCCCACGCCCGGAGGCGCTCTCATACGTGAGGGTTGCCTCCGGGCCGTTCGTTGTATCACCAGACTTGTTCGACCAGGGCCCGGAGTCACCGCGCGGAGTGGTTCCGGGCCCTTCTTTTCCGCGTTCCGCGTACTAACCCATAAGGAGGAGCCCCATGGCTTCCGCACCGAAGAAGGCAACCGCCAAGGCCGTGACCAACCCCGTGAAGGCCGAAGCGCTGAACGAGGATGTCACCTTCGAGTACGAGGGCGACACCTACACCATCCCCTCCACCGATGAGTGGCCGCTGGAGGTCCTGGAGGCGTTCGAGGAAGGCCGCGTGGTCTCCCTCCTGAAGGCCATCCTGGGCGAGGAACAGTGGACCGAGTTCAAGGCCACCAACCCGAAGGTCAAGCACCTGAACGCCTTCGTCTCCGCCATCCAGGAGGCTACTGGTATCGCGGGAAACTAGCGTGGCTCCTCGCTGACCCCGGTCGGAGGAACGGCGTAGAAGCTGACCTCCAGCGTTACTACCAGGTGGACCTTGGGGACCTCTACCGGGGCCGGATGTCGCTACGGCGTCTCTCGGTCCTGGTGGAGTACCTACCCCCTGGGTCCATGACCTGGAGCCTCATCAACGGTATCCCGCTCGGGTGGTCGTTGACTGACTTCCTCCTGACCGATGTCTTCCACGCCGTCGCTGGCGAGGAGCATCCCGCCCGTCCATCGACCAAGCGCGCGCACACCCAGAGGTCTCCCGAGAAGAGGGACAACGCCGTGGTGGCACGTCTGAAGGCACAACGGGAACGGCTCGCCAAGAGAGCCGAGGCCGTCACCCCCGACCAATAGGAGGGTCCCATGGCGAACGTAGGATACGCCACCCTGTCCATCATTCCATCCATGCGTGGCTTCCAGGGCGCGCTTCAGGGCCAGGTCATGCCCGCCATGGGACCCACCGGTAAGAAGGGTGGAGCCGCACTCGGCGGGGCCATGGGGGTGAGCGCGGGTAAGGCTACGACCGCCAGCTTCGTACCCATGTTGAAGCGTGTCATCGGCCCCCTCGCGGCCGTGTTCGCCGTCAAGAAGATCAAGGACTTCTTCGGTGCCAGTATTACCGGGGCATCGGACCTACAAGAGTCCGTCAACGCCGTGGAGGTGGTGTTCGGCTCCGCGTCTGGTGAGATACTCGCGCTCTCGGATAACGCCGCCAAGTCCGTGGGGCTCTCGAAGACCGAGTTCAACGCCCTGGCCACCGAGTTCAGTAACTTCGCCATGACGGTGGACGACGGATCGGGGGACGTATCCGGGCGCATTGACGAGATGACCACCCGTACCGCTGACTTCGCCTCCGTGATGAACCTGGACGTGAACGAGGCAGCGGGGTTGTTCAACTCCGCGCTCGCGGGCCAGTCCCAACCGTTGCGTCGGTACGGTATTGACCTATCCGCTGCCGCCGTGGAGAACCACGCTCTGGCGGAGGGTATCTGGAGTGGTGAAGGAGCGATGACCGAGAGTGAGAAGGTCATGGCCCGTTGGAGTCTCCTCATGCAGGAGACCGAGAACGTAGCGGGCGACTTCTCCAACACCTCCGACTCCCTCGCCAACCGTCAGCGCGTGCTCGCCGCGACGTGGGAGGACTCCAAGGCCGCCATCGGTGCGGCGTTCCTACCTGTCATGGAGAGCCTCGTAGGGGTCTTCCAGAGCACGGTGGAGGTCATGACCCCGGTCATCGAGGCCGTAGGTGTTGGCCTCGCTGGAGCCATGGAGACCGCTTCGGACTGGATCGGCCGGTTCGTGGAAGGACTCACGGACGGTAGCAACAAGATCGACCCCATTACGGGTCAGGTGCTCTACGCCGCTGAAGGTGCCGAGAGCCTGGGCGAGAAGATACGCGAACTGGTGAAGGACATCCTGGACTGGGTGGACAGCGCTCGGGACTGGTTGGCCGAGAACCAGGGCATGGTTGACGCCCTGAAGACGGCCGCTCCTCTGGTGCTGGGCCTCGTGGCAGCATGGAAGCTACTGAAGCGCGCTACACCGCTCGGTATGCTCATGGCTCTCGCCACCGGACTCATCTACGCCTACGAGAACTCCGATACGTTCCGGGGCATCGTGGATAGCCTGGTGGAAGCCTTCCAGCGCTTCGAGAACCCCATCGCGGTCGTGGCCGGACTCATCGGTGGTATCTTCGTCACGAAGATGATCGTGGCCGGGGTCCAGTCCGCCATCGCCACCGGGAAGATCGTGGCAGGCTTCGTAGCCCAGGGCATCGCCGCCACCAAGAACCTCATCTTCGCCGTCCGCTACTACGTCACCCTCGCCGCGCAAGCGGTCATCGGTGCCGCGAGCCACGTACGCTCCGTCGCCCGTATCGTGGGTGGCTGGATACTCATGGGCGTTCAGTCGCTCATCGCCGCTGGGAAGGTGGCGCTCGCGTGGCTCATCGCCATGGGGCCCATCGCGCTCATCGTGGCCGCTGTCATTGGCCTCGTCATCATCGTGGTCAAGAACTGGGACAAGATCAAGGCCGCCGTCACCAAGGGGGCCAAGGCCGCCTGGGACATCGCCGTACGCACCTTCAACCGTATGCGTGAAGGTATCAGCGCGGCCCTGGCCCGTGCGCGTGAGCGCGTCACCACGGCCTTCAACGCCATCCGGACGGGCGTGACCAACGCCGTGAACCGTATCCGGACCGCCGTGACCCAGCGCTTCAACGCTATCCGGACGGCCATCACGAACGCCGTGAACAACATCCGGACAGCGGTGGTGGAACGCTTCAACGCGGTCCGTACCCGAGTGGTGAACATCGTCACCCAGCTCCGGGCGCGTATCACGAGTACGTTCAACTCCATCCGGACGGCCATCACGAACGTCGTGAACAACATCCGGAACGCCATCACGGAGCGGTTCACCGCCATCCGGACGCGCGTGGTGAACATCGTGAACACCATCCGGACCCGTATCACCACGGCGTTCAACAACATCCGGACGGCCGTGGTGGACAGGGTGAACGCCATCCGCCAGAACGTGGTGGACCGCTTCAACGCCATCCGGGAGCGTATCTCCAGCGTCGTGACGACCATCCGGACGCGCATCACCACCGGCTTCAACAACATCAAGAACGCCGTGAGGGATCGCCTGAACGATGTCATCACCTACGTCCGCAACATCCCCGGACGTATCACGCGCGCGCTCTCGAACATCGGGACGCTCCTCCTGTCCACGGGTCGTGACCTCATCTCCGGCTTCCTCCGTGGTATCCGGAACCGGGCCTCTGACCTGGCCTCCACCATCAAGAACCACGTCACGGACAAGCTCCCCGGCTTCATCAAGGGACCGCTGGGCATCAAGTCGCCCTCGCGCGTCTTCATGAAGCTGGGTGAGGCCGTGACCGATGGCTTCAACATCGGTATCGCATCGAAGCAACGCGAGACCGAGAGGGCCATGAAGAGTCTGGTGAGCGTTCCGGACGCCCCGAACATCGAGGGCCCCGGTATGGGTCTGAACGCCCCGACGGGTCTGGGTCTGAACCAGCGCCCGCTCCAGGGTAGCTTCAGCGATACCACCCTGGAGGACGTGGTCATGGAACTCCGCGAACTCCGCGATGAGGTCCACCGCCAGCCTGGGAAGATCGCCCAGCTCAACCGTACTGGAGTCCGATGATGGCACAAGTCACCCTCCTGGACCTCTGGGTCACGAGCCCGTTCGACGTGACCCAGGCGTCCGTATGGCCTCTGGTGAGTCTGAAGCTGAAGCCCGAACGTGAGGGCGAGGTCCGCCGCCGTGCGTCTGGTCGTCTCCAGGCCGTCACGCGGACGGGCCTCGCCCGTTCGGCGGACGTGGAACTCCAGCTCGTGGACCGGGACACGGTCGAGAACATCGTGAACTGGCAGGGCCTCCCGGTCCTGTTCCGCGACCCCGTGGGGAACCGCTTCTGGGCCACCTACTTCTCCCCCGACATCACGCCGTACCCGGACGGGTCCGGTCTGTCCGCCGTCACGCTGACCTTCCAAGAGGTCACGATTGACGAGACGTAGTACGTCCCCGAGGAGGGCACCATGACCACGGCCCCGTTCACCAACTTCCACCTGAACCCGAACGGGTCCGGGGTCCCCTCCGGGTGGGCCCAGGCGCTCCAGGGAGGCTTCACGGTCTCCGTCTCGTCCACTGGTGGCGAGAAGTTCATGAGGCTCTACAAGGCCGGTTCCGGTCAGGATGGGGTCAAGTGGACCGCTCCTGGTACCAACCACCAGAACGTGGAACTCTTCGTAGAGTGGACCTCGGTCGCCACCACCACCCTCGCCAACCGTCTGAAGATAATGGCGCGAGGCGTGGAGGATACGTCCGGCTCGGACCACGTCTTCTACGGCGGTGGTATGGGCCAGGGTGCGCGCCGCCGTCGCATCATCCGCTACAACCCTGGCCTCCTCACCATCGCGGAGGACGGGGTCCAGCAGTTCGCCCCTGGTACGCGCATCCGTATGCGCTACCGGATCGAGGGGACCCAACACCACCTGAAGGTCTGGGCCTACGGCTCGCGTGAGCCCCGGCTCTGGTACACCCACACGAACTCGGACATCTCGGCCGGGGGTATCTTCGGCCTCTTCAGCTTCGGCACCGGGACCGGGGCCACGGACATCCGTATCTGGAAGTTCTCGGCCCTCCTCCTGGACCAGAACCCCGACTGGCCCGAGGCGTTCGTAGAGCCCCCGCACGCGCTCTACAACCAACCCCCGCACGAGATTGGCTACCCGTTCACGTCCGTCCAGGACCAAGACATCTGGTGGCCGGACGGGTGGCTGGAGGAGCGCGACGGAGGAGCACGGAACCACCGCTCCATCGACGCCTACTGGTACCCCAACAACGCCTCCACGCCCCAGAAGGGCGCGGCCATCCACTCCGTCTCCGACGGGACCGTGGTCTTCCAGACCAACTCGTTCTCCCCCGGCGTGGGCGGTGGTTACTCCATCCACATCGACCACCCGAGCGGGGACGCTCGCTTCTGCTACCTCCACCTCGGAGACGACGACGGTGGTAGCAACCCAGGCTCCGCGTTCGCCATCAACCCCCGCACGGGGACCCGGTGGAAGGTGGGCGACTCCATCTTCAAGCACGAACTCATCGGGTGGTTGGGCGACTCCGGCGTCACCGGCTCCGGCGCTCACCTCCACTTCGAGTATCGCTCGCGCATCCCCGGCCAACCGTCGGACGATGTCTGGAGCGACCCGAACGCC